GTTTGCAAGGCCGAGAAGTGGGTCGCGGATATCAAAACAGGGCAGTTGCGAAATTACAGAGATCAGTTGATGGCCTACAGTTTGGCGTGCATGGAGGACAACTTTGAAATGTCATGGACAGCGCACGTTGTATATGTCGATCAAAAGCTAATTCGTAGCTACGACTTCACATACGAAGAAGCCAAGCAGGGCACGCAACGCACAATCGACCGCGCAACAAGCGCGGAGGCGAAGCCGACGCCTTGCGAGTATTGCTCGTGGTGCAAGCATTACAACAATTGCAACGCCATCGTGCGGCAGGCTGAGAGCGCAGTCGCTCTCATCCCAGACATCAACGGCAACTCTATCGATGCGATCCGTCAGCGGATATTAACAACGGCAGAGAGCATGGGAGCATTCGCGAAGGAATGGAAACTAGCAGAAAAGGAGATCGCCGAGCCGGTGCTCGGTCATCTCAAGACGAGACTCGAAAACGGAGACGAAGTTCCTGGATGGAAACTTACAAGCATGAGCGGAAGGAAATTTGTGGAAACAGAAGCAATAGCCAAAGCATCGCAGAACATCACGAAAGAGACATTGATTCTCGCCCTTGGCGGGAAGATGTCGGAAAAGAGTTATTTGGAACTCTGCGCCAATAACGGCGTGGAACCAGATCAAACAGCAATACAAACCGGAGCGCATTCGCTCCAACTCAGACAAACAAAAATAAAATAGAAAAACAAAATGCCAACATACAAAGCATCAGAACCAAAAAAAGCGCCCATCTACTTCGTAGAACCGGGAACATACGAAGTCGAAATCAAAAAAGCCGTTGAGAAGATCAGTGAAAAGGGAAATCCAACGATCAAGCTTGATGTTTCCGTTTTACTCGAAGACGGAACGACAGGGCCGACAATGTGGTATCACCTTACATTTACACCAAAGGCACTATATAGGATTGATCAAGTGCTGTCCAGCATCGGGCGTGCCGTCATCCCAGGCGAAGACGTTAACGTCAAAGCGGAAGACCTTATCGGAGAGAAGGGAGTCTGCGTCATCGGAGTCGAAGCAGGGCAGACAAACCCAGATCACCAGTTCAACTGCGTTGAACGCTGGCTCTTCGGAGATGAGAAAGCAAAATGGCTCGGCAACCGGCGCAAGCCAGCGGCTAAGACCGACGCGCACATTGTCGCTAAAAGCAACGGCTTCGTTGCTCAACCCGCTGACGAAACCGACGACATTCCGTTTTAATAAATGAACGGAACTCTCTCGCTCCGGCTTGTTATTTGCATGAATGAATGTCCGATTGGCTTACGTCTCGAAAGGGGCGATCCATTACCGATCTACCAGCATACATACGACGACTCACCGGAGGGGAGAGCACTCGCAGAAACTCACCTAGAAAGAATCTCAGATTATGTTCGACGGCATACGAAGCCTCGCAAAGTTAGCAAGTAAAACACGCGAGCAGATGAACGCAATGCAGCAACTCATCGACTTGTTGACTGCACGAAACGACTACCTCACGCGAGACAACCACGAGCTTCGCGCACAGGTCGCCAGGCTAAACCAACTCCTCTCAGGTAAATGAAAATCTCTCAAGAATGGCGCGGATATCCGCTACGCTGTTGGCCGAATCATCAAGACGACTGCGAACGGTGGGACTACGAAATCCTTATCGGCGGCACTTGGCTTGAGGTTGTTACTCAATCCACGAGGTGGATTGAGGAGGAGGCCGACGAGGTCTTGCAGCGTTATTTGACAAACAGAGTCAAGTAAATATATTTAAACCTAGGCCGTGAAAAAGCCTTTCAATTCATGCAACACAAACACCAACAAAATCCATTTTCCCTTCGTGCGCGTCGTAGCCTTTGCATGGGCCAATTTTTCATCCGACAAGCACGAAGGGATTTTTTTACATTATGCAAACGGAACTTCCCGATCATGCTCTTGAAGAGTATGTCATTCGGGCCTTCAATTCATCGCGAAGACGCGGCGCAATCGATAGGCTCGACGTAGCTCAACAATTATTGCCTTACGGCGCCCACCCTGCTTATTGGCAGGCAGCAAAGAAGATTGCCGACCATGTGCTCGATCACATGGCGATGCAATCCAAACTCCATAAAGATGACCAAGGCTGGTGGTATTTAGTCGGAGGCATTCGATGAATATCGAAGAAGCCCGGCAACGCTTGCCATTACCAGAACTCATGGCGAAACTAGGTTTGGGAGATTATGCCAAATCAAAATCCAAATCACCATTCCGCGATGAAAAGACGCCATCATTTGGCATCTACAATTTAGACGGTCGGTGGAGATGGAAAGACCACGGCACAGGCGAAGGTGGCGACGAGATCGACTTCCTAGCCAAGCTCGAAAACAAAAGCAACCATGATGCAATGCTGGCTTACGCTGAACTCGCAGGAATGCCGGCCAACGAGAAGCGACCAGAGCCTGCACGGTTCAAATTAAAGACCAGCACTCCGATAGCATCCGACTGGAACAAATACAAGGGAGCGGCAACAGATGAGTTCCTTCAAGCATTAGCAGGACAGAGGAGCCTATCTTTCAACATAATGAAGATCGCTCGCGACAATGACATCCTTGGCGCAGCTGGAGATCAACCGGCATTCAAATCCGGTGATGGTGCTCATGTTCGTTGCGATAACGGCGCATGGAGATTTGAGCCAAAGGGAACGCAAAATGTTCCACTCGTATTTGGTAATTCAAACTCAAAGAACGTCTACTTTTTTGAGTCTCAATGGGACTTGCTCGCGATTGCCGATAAGCTCGGTGATGATTGGAGCAGCGTTTTATGGGTAGCATCTCGCGGGGCAAGTAACGGAAAGTGCATCGCAGAGTTTTCCCAAGACCGACAGGTCTATGCTTTCCCGCAAAATGACGAACCAAAAAAGGATGGCAAAATACCTTCTGAAATCTGGATGCAGGATGCCATTTCATCGTGCAAAACAATTCTTCGGGTCAGGACTCCATCAAATTTTAAGGACGCAAATGATTGGGTAGAAGCAAAAGACACAAACAAAAAAACAATTATTTCGGCAATTAAGAACGCAACCGATCCATCGATGGTCGGAGTGGAGATGCACTCATTCGAGGAGTTATTTCAATTCGTTCCAAAAGAGGACAACACAACCCTGTTGGGAGATCGGTGGGTATGCCAAGGAGGTCAGTTGCTCATCGTTGGGCAGTCCGGCGTCGGAAAGTCATCGCTAACGGTCCAGGCATCGATGTTCTGGGCATTAGGACTGCCGTTCTTTGGTATTAAGCCGAAGCGGCAACTCAAAAGCCTATTCATCCAAGCCGAGAATGACACAGGCGACATGGCCGAGATCGTGCAAGGCGTCATGTCCTATGTCGTCGCAAATGCTGGAATGCCACAAGCGCAAGCAGTAAAATTGCTAACAGAAAACATTACATTTGCCCGCGTGACTTCTCAGACCGGCGCGGACTTCATCGACGTTGTCGGTAGGCTACTCGACAAGAAGGGTGATTGTGACTTGGTATTTGGCGATCCGCTATTGAGCTATATCGGCGATGATATAAGCCAACAAAGCGTGGCAAGCGCATTCCTTCGCGGACTATGCAACCCCATTGCATTTCAGCGTAAATTTGCATGGGTATGGAGTCACCATACAGGAAAACCACAAGGCGACTCCAAGAGCCGAGCGCACTGGAACACAAACGACTTCGCATACGTTGGCCTTGGATCATCGGAACTCACGAACTGGGCAAGAGCTATATGCGTTCTCCAAACAACAAAGGAGGATGGCACATTCCGACTCCTATTAGCCAAACGTGGCCGTCGCGCTGGCGTGGTCGATGAAATCGGCGATACGACCACCCAGATCGGTTTAAGGCACGGTCAAGTTGGCTTATATTGGGAACCATGTGCTCTGCCAACAGAAGAAGAAGCATCCAAGGAGAAGGGGAAACCCGGAAGACCGAAATCATTAAATGAAATCCAGACTCAAGAAGTTATTGCCTTTATCTCAACATTCCCAGAAGATGATCATTCCAAGTGGCAGAAATGCTTGGATAAATTCAAGCTGTCTTGCGGCAAGGAAACCATAAAAAATGTATGGAAAGACAAGCTCAAAAGTGACACTACAAAAAATTAAAAAGAATTACAAAAAATGGTATTTTTTTTACCTCATGAGATCCACAAAAAATTACCCACAAAAAACCCCCCTATAAGGGGGGGGGGTTATTTTTTTGTTGGGGCAATTTGTTATGTGGGACTCGGCCCCGCAAAAAAACAATTGTTTTTTGCAGTCGCTTTGTCGATAGGGTGACGAAATGACCTAACAACTTTTGCAGGCGAAGTACGTGGATGTATTGGACGCCTGCAAATACGCCACTGTTTTTCTTGGTGGGAGCGGCTGTTGCGCCCTTTATTCAGAGCCAAAAAACGAGAAACAATTTGCAATACAAAAAACATATGGCACAAAAAGTATTCGATGCACGACTTGACGCGAGACGCCGCCGAATACGACGAGGCAAGCTATATTCCAAACTTCTACAGCTTCGATGATAAGACATCCATCAACCTAGAATACGAAGATCATCGAATTGTCTTCCTACGAATCCTGCACAATACAGTTACATTTTTCATGAACCACCGGCATGATAGACTAA